GAATTACTTAGAAGACTTTAAAGCCTTTTAGTTTACTTTGTAAACTAGAAAGGCTTGGGAGGTCGCTGCCCACTAAAGTCTCTAGAGACTTTAAAGATCTATTTAGTTTCTAAATAGATTGGGTTCCAGACTATAAAGATTTCAGAGATCTAAAAGATCTCTGAAGGGGCTGGGCAGGAGGCCATACCCCCTACTATATATATATACTAAATCAAATACATTTTAAGAAGAAATTGAATGTAAACTAGTTTGGGCGGGCCTTCAAAGGGGTTTGGACGGGCTTCAAAGTCTTTGAAGGGACTATGTAGATATAGATATAGCCCCGGTGGGTCTATGGATATTATAGAGATGGATTCAATATTTGTCAAGAAAAACCTTGACAAATGTGTAAACCACTTCTATAATAAAAACATGAAAAAAGAATTGACAACAAAACAACAAACTTTTCTAGATCATTTAGTTGATACAGGAGGTGATCCTAAGCAAGCAGCCGAATTAGCTGGATATGCTCCCAACACTCACTGGCAAGTAACTAAAGCCTTAAAAAACGAGATTGTGGACTTAGCATCTGGTATATTGGCACAGTCTGCACCTAAAGCTGCCATGAAGCTTGTGCAAGTTATGGAGTCTGATCAACCTATGCCGCAAGTCAATCAAAGACTTCAAGCTGCTCAAACTATCTTAGATAGGGTAGGGCTAGGTAAAGCAGATAAACTAGATGTCAACCACAAAGTTGAAGGAGGGATTTTTGTGCTACCTGCTAAAGAAGAGGTAGTTATTAATGTTGAAACGTAGGACAAGTTCTACAGTTCCTTTTGGTTATGTTCTTTCTGAAGACCCTTTGTTTCTAGAAGAGGTTCCAGAACAAATAGAAGTCTTAAACGAAATTAAGCCTCTAATAAAAGAAAAGGCTTTAAGCCTACGCGAAGGCGCTCTTTGGATAGAACATAAAACAGGACGTAAGTTGAGCCACATGGGTTTAAAAAAGATAGTAGAAAATGGATGATTGGGAAGTAAATCCAGATGCATACCAAAAAGATTCTGAAGGTAATTTTGTTTTAAAGAAAGATGGAACACCTAGAAAGAGATCAGGTAGAGCTAAAGGGTCTAAATCAAGAGGGTATAACTACCACTCTGCTACGAAGAAGAAAATAGAAGCTCGTAGAGCCGTTAGGTTAAAAGAAAAAAGACTAGAAAAAACACGTTCTAAACTTAACGCTTACAAGACTTCTTTATCTGCTTCTAAAGAAACTTTAGCTAAGCTAGATAATACCGAATCTTCTACTACAGGTAAAATAATTACAGAAGATAATGTAGTTGCCTTACCTAAAAAATTAAAAGAAGAAGCACTAGAAAATGTTATCTTTAGACCTAACGAAGGGCCGCAGACAGATTTTTTAGCGGCGGGTGAGACAGACGTACTGTACGGTGGCGCAGCAGGGGGTGGTAAATCCTATGCTATGCTTGTAGATCCCCTCAGATTCGCTCATAGGGCTGCTCATAGAGCGTTAATACTAAGACGCTCAATGCCTGAACTGAGGGAGTTAATAGATAAGTCTAGGGAGTTATATCCCAAGGCTTTTCCGGGTTGTAAGTTTAGAGAAGTTGAAAAGATCTGGACATTTCCTTCAGGAGCTAAACTAGAGTTTGGCTACCTTGAGCGAGATGCAGATGTGTACAGATACCAAGGCCAAGCCTACTCATGGATTGGCTTTGACGAAATCACACATCTTAATACAGAGTTTTCGTGGAACTACTTAGCTTCTCGTTTAAGAACTACTGATCCAGAAATAGAACCATATATGCGTTGTACAGCGAACCCCGGAGGGGTCGGTGCAACTTGGGTAAAGAAAAGATATGTATTACCCAATGAACCTAATGAGAGCTTTACAGGTGCTGATGGGTTAACACGTAAATTTATACCTGCTAGACTAGAAGACAATCCATATCTTGCCGAAGATGGCAGATACGAACAAATGCTTAAAGCTCTTCCAGATATACAACGTAAGCAACTTCTTGAAGGAAATTGGGATATAACAGAAGGTGCAGCCTTTACTGAGTTTGATATAGGAGTACATGTTATAACTCCTTTTGAAATCCCAATAGGTTGGGAGAGGGTAAAAGGTATTGACTATGGCTACGCTTCTGAGAGTGCTTGTATTTGGGGTTGTGTTGATCCTTCTGATGGCACCCTTATAATTTATAGAGAATTGTATCGTAAAGGTCTTACAGGCGAAGACTTAGCTATTATGATAACTAACATGGAAATAGAAGATCCTTTTTCTGTTCAAGGTGTATTAGATACAGCAGCATGGAATAGAACAGGTACTACAGGCCCTACAGTTGGAGAAACATTACAACGAGGTGGGCATAAACTGCGAAGAGCAGACAAAAATAGAATTCAGGGTAAGATTCAAATACATGAATACTTGCGAGTACAACCAAGCGGCAGACCAAAAATACAAATATTTAACAACTGCCCTAACTTGATACGTGAACTTCAAAGTATACCGTTAGACAAGTCTAATCCTGAAGATGTTGATACACACGCGCCTGATCACGCATACGATGCGTTAAGGTATTTAATTATGTCAAGGCCGAAGGTCAACGACATATTTAATCAGTTTAGACACATGCGAATGGAACAGGCTTATACGCCAGTTGATTCAGAATTTGGATATTAGGAGGAATATATGACTAACCCAGTTGTAGATATACGAGATACGGGGCGTAACTCAGCGAAGTCGCTAGACGTTCAAGCCCTTTCAGATAATGTAATTACTTCAGCTACATCAACTACTACAGGCACTATTGCTGTAACGGCTGACGCTACTTATGATGTTAGCTTTACTCAACCCGCTGACACTTCAATTAAAAATCTTATTATGATTGCTAACGGTAACTTGGTTACTGCTGGTGCATCAGGTGATGATATTGATTTTGATTTAGGAACAGCAGCAGGTGGTGGACAGATTATTAATGAAAAAGCTATTGCGGACGATGGTGGCAGTGCTGTTACTATTACAGCTAACACCCCTCTTTATATTATTGATAATGGAGTTCCTGCCGCAGCTAATGCCTTTTCTACCATGAGCGGTGGCCCAGCTACTTCAGAAGCTATGACGCTTTCAGCATCATTGTATAGCTCTGCTGCACGTACACTGCATATACGCTTGAAGCCTCTTGCAAATGATTTGGCTACAGCAGCAACTACGGTTACTTTTTTAATTGAGTTCCAACATCTTGGTGTAACTCCAGACTAATAAATTATGGCTGAAAATAACTTAACATCAAACGAGCTTTACTTTGAAGAAGTAGAGGATGAACAGGGAATAAACCTGACTCTTGAAGAAAACTTACAAAATAATCTTGTAGGTTTAATTGAAGACAGGTTTCTTTCTGCTGAGTCTGCGCGTGACTTAGATGAAGCACGATGGCTTGCAGCTTATCATAATTATCGTGGTTTGTATGGTAAAAATGTAAGATTCCGTGAGTCTGAAAAATCTAGAGTGTTTGTAAAGATTACAAAAACTAAAGTGCTTGCTGCATATGGTCAGCTTGTAGATGTTATATTTGGAGCTAATAAGTTCCCAATAGGTATCAGTGAAACTAAAGTACCTGAAGGTGTTGCAGAACATGCACACTTAGATACTAAAAATCCTGTACCTGGAATAGAAACACCTGTTGCAGATAGTGCAGCAGTAGAGAATCCTTTTGACGTAGGTTACGAAGGCGATGGGCGTACACTCAAAGCTGGAGCAACTTACGGCACAGGGAAATTTGAACAACAAAGAGTGGAAGAATTAGCAGAAGACAGTCTTCAAGAAGGTCTTTCGCCTATTCCAGAAGCACTTGAAATTAGTCCAGCACAAAAGGCTGCTAGACGTATGGAAAAGCTTATACACGATCAGATTGAAGAATCTAATGGTGCTAGTGAAATAAGAAATTCTTTGTTTGAATCAGCGTTGTTTGGGACAGGGATTGTAAAAGGCCCATTCAACTTTAACAAAACTCTTAATCGTTGGAGCAGTGAAGACGGAGAAAGAACTTATAGTCCTGTCTCAGTTCGCGTTCCTCGTATAGAGTTTGTAAGTATATGGGATTTCTTTCCTGATCCTAACGCAACTACAATGGCCGAATGTGAGTACGTTTTTCATAGACATCGTATGAACCGTACTCAACTCAGAGGTCTTAGCAAACTACCATACTTCGATAAAGATGCGATACGTGAATGTTTGCAGATGGGGCCTAACTATATTGAAAAAGACTACGAACAAGAACTAAAAGACGATAGCCGTAATGATGAATACGGTGCTAGTCAGTTTGAAGTCTTAGAATATTGGGGCGTCATGGATGCAGAGTATGCTCGTCAAGTCGGTATGGAAATTGACGAAGGAGTAGACGATCTAGATGAAATCCAAATTAACGCATGGATTTGCAATGGTAAGATGCTTCGGGCAGTGGTTAACCCATTCACGCCCTTTAGAGTACCTTATCACGCT